GGTACGGTAAGTTCAATCACTACGCAGAAGTGGAAGTTCGCCTACACTGGAGCAGCTGCTGCTCAAGCAGATGGCTACTTCAGCAACGGGGTGATCACCTTCACCAGCGGCTCAAACAGCGGCCTCTCGTTTCCAGTCAAGGCAAACACGGGCGATGTTATGGAGCTCTTCCTGCGCTCCTTTGCTAACATTCAAGTTGGTGACACCTTCTCGGTAAAGGCAGGCTGTGACAAGACTCTTGCAACCTGCAAGACGAAGTTCAGTAACGTGGCAAACTTTGGTGGGTTCCCCCACATCAACACCGATGTCAATGTCCGATAAGATTGTCGAGGCCGCCCTCGGTTGGGTCGATACTCCCTATCATCACCAAGCTCGTGTGAAGGGGGTTGGAGTTGACTGCGCACAGCTCATCGCTGGGATAGCTGAGGAGACTGGGCACATCGCAGCAGGGACGGCAATCCCGTTCAACTACTCAACCGAGTGGCACCTCCACAACCGTGAGGAACAGCTTCTTCAGAACCTTGAGGCCTTCGGCTGCACCCGCAAAGAGGGCCTCGACCCGCAGCCAGGAGAGATCCTGTGCTTTCAGTATGGACGGGCAGTGAGCCACCTTGGTGTCTACGTGGGAAACAACATGTTCGTCCATGCTGCCAACAACCTCGGCAAGGTTGCCCTAAATACACTATCCCCAGAGACGCTCAAGCGTCTCAAGTTCATCTACATCTTTCCAACCCATCCGAGAGGTCTATCATGATCCGTGCAGAATACATCACCAGCGACATCGTGCTCGCAGCCTCCCTCAAGCTCAGCAACACGCCCATGGATCGAATCAGCATCCGTGATGGTCGTAGGGGAGAATTCGTCTTCAAGAACGTAGACGATGAGCTCATCGACAAGATCATGATGGGCAAGATGCTTGCAGAGCCATACGCCTTCCACAACGAAATCAAGCACCTCACCACCGTTGTCGCACAGCTGAAGGGACGTAAGTGACACAGCTCATTATTCCTGCTGCAGCCGCTGTTGGCGGCTTCATGATTGGTGGCCCGACTGGCGCACAGATCGGCTGGGCTGTCGGTTCCTACTACCAGGCCAGCAAGCAGGAAATTCGTCAGGACTCGGTGGGTGACCTCCGCATCCAGACATCGAGCTATGGCACGAACATCCCTGTCGTCATTGGTCGACAGCGGGTAGCAGGCAACATCATCTGGGCCAGTGAGAAGAAGCCGTACGACATCAAGACTCGTGCTGGTAAAGGTGGCCCAACCACCGTCTCGACTGGCTACCGAGTTGACTGCCTGATCTCGCTGTGCGCTGGCCCAATCCTTGGGGTATCGAAGGTGTGGGCAGACGGCAAGCTGATTATCGACTCAAGCACTGAGGTAAAGCCACTCATCGGTGAGCTCTACCTTGGCACCATGACACAGAACGCAGACCCAACTTACCAGGCGGCAGTTGGTGCAGCTGATGCACCTGCCTACCGTGGGTTGGCATACATCTCGCTCACCGACTTTGATCTCGGTGTGCAGGGAAGAATTCCTAACTTCTCGTTTGAGGTTGTCAAGGGAGCGGAGATCTAAATGGCTGGTTGGCTTCTTGAGCGTGTCTACACATCATCTGGTAATGAGCTGTCAAACGCACAGCTGACTACCTCGCTCAGTGGGGCCTTCGCCATGAAGGAAGATGGTCGTTACCTGTGGGTGACGAACAGCACAGGTGGCATCTACATCTACGAGTGGTGGGGTGCTGCCTCCGATCATGAGCCCGCATGGAACACACTCGACCTCCTGAACTTCCACAAGTACGACTCGGGCATCAAAAAGAAGCTGCGACTGGTGACCGTCATTCGCATCAGCTCTACCCAGCTGATTCGCACCACACGTGAGGCCTCGCTGGCTGACGCTGGGGCTACCAGCTACACGCTCGGCACTGAAGGTGAGTTTACCTACTCGAAGACTACCTCACGCACAGGCAGTACTCTCGATGCACGGTACATCGTACGTCTTGGTTCCAAGATGTATGTCACCAACGGCACCAACTTCACGCAGATCTACGAGTTTGACATCGCAACCCAGCAGCCGACTGGTGTGGTGTTTGAGGTTGCGGAGACCTTCAACGGGGCTCCTCGCGCAATGAATTCCAATCTGTGCACCTCAGGCACTCGCCTTTGGTTTGTGGGTGGCTTTGACACCTCTGAGGTGCAGGACCCGATTCGTCAGAAGCTGTATGCGCTTGACCCATCCACTGGGGTGAAGAGCACGTACGATCTTACCAGCCGGCCAGGCGGAACTCGCACCTGGCTGGCCGATGGCTTCAATGGCTTTGTCTATGTGACTTGCTACAACGATGTGGCCGTCATGAAGGTAAACAACCTCACTGGCTCCATGACGCAGCTGCGTGTAAATGCCCTGCCAACCCGCATCGAAACGGGACAGGACAGACGCATCTGGGTCAACTCCTTTGCAGGCATGCTGTCGCTCATTGACTACGATGACGACCAGGTGCACAATGACTGGAGCACCGAAGATGCAGGTGCCCTTGGATTCCAGACTGAGTACGCTGATGCAACTCAGATGTGGTACCTGTCACCAGCTGGTAAGCTGGTGCGCTATGACCTCAACACCAAGGAACAACTTGAAAAGGGTGATGGGTCTAAGGACTGGCACTTCCAGCACGCCAGCCTCGTGGCACCCGATGCTTTGCTCCTGACACAGCCAGTCACCTACACCACCTCGACTGGTTCTACTGTCGAGGTGAAGCCATACATCTTCCTCATCCAAGACGGCCAGCTGCTTGCCTTCCGTCTCGAGAACTACCTCTATCGTGAGGCTTACGCTGACATTCGTGGGCAGAGCGCTGTCAGCACGGGTGTGGAATTCTACTTCGGAGAGTAAGCATGAGCTACTGCCCACGCCCTGCCAAGTCAAGCAAGACGAACTTTACCACCCCGGCAAAGAAGACGGTCAACGCACCTGCTCCACGCAAGGAGTCCTGCGGCCCTTCCTCATCCACGGTGGTGACTGGTGGTGGCTCATCCACGAGCACTACCGTGTATGTGCCTGGCCCAGCTGGTCCGATGGGTCCTGCCGGCCCTGCAGGTGCCGATGGCAAGGATGGATGGGGCTTCAAGTGGGAAGGTCAGTTCACCCTCAACGTGCAGTACAAGAAGCAGCAGGACAGTAACCCACTCGCTTCAGTTGTCGAGTACGCTGGTTCATCGTGGATTGCGGTTGAAGACAACATCTCTACCGATCAGGACAACCCTGAGCACGAGCCTGGCAACTCGCCATCGTGGCAGCTGGTGGCAGCCGCTGGTTCGGGTGCAACTGGCACCATCGAGGCACCAGGCTTCGACTTCTTCAATCTGCAGGACTACTACGACTGGTTCAAGAACGCCTCTGTTAGCGATTTGGTGAATGCAGCCATCGCAGGTGTAGGCATTGTGCTGGCTGGTGCGGTGGTTACCTCGATGCTCTCTGACGATGGTGAGGGAGATGGACAGGCAGACCAGCGCTACACTGGCTCGGATGGCTTCGTCACAACTGCCTACACTGCGCCAATGCTGCCTGCGGTGCTCACCTCACTATGTGCAGTGGCAGGTAAGTCGGTTGATGTCTCGCTGGTTGATTCAGTGCCTTGCGAGTTTACGGTCGGCAACTCAAACAGCGTCTCTAACATCCTGAAGACGATCTCGTTGGTGTATGGCCTCGACATGGTTGACACGGGCAACGTCATCAAGTTTATTCCACGCTCTGCCACTCCAGTCAAGACCCTAACTGATGAGGACTTCGGTTTCACCGATGGCACCGAACCACTGAGCCGCTTTGCAGCATCTCGTGCTCAGGGTATTACGCTGGCTCGGACGGTGACCTTCAAGTACTCCTCACGGGCCCTCGACTACAACCAGTTCGCTCAACGGGCTGAGATCTTCACTTTCGATGAAGGGCAGGACGTCTCTATTGAGGCCCCTCTGACGCTTGATGACTCCTTTGCAAAGGAGGTGGCTGAGCTCAATCTCTTGAACTCTCACCTCGAGCGTCAGCAGTACGTCTTCCCAATCTCGTACAAGCATCTCGACCTGGAGTGTGGTGACGTCTTTGACTCCCCATACGGCCTAATGCGGGTTCGGAGGGTCAATGAGCAGCGTGATGGCATGCTCGAAATCACCTGCGTTGAGGCAGGTGGTGAGACGGCAGTTGCTGGATCTGGTGCAAGCGCAGCAGTTCCTCCAATCAGCACCAACGCACCTGTGGTTGTCGGCTACTCACAGGCCCTTGCCATCGATCCGCCTGTGCTCAATGCCGGGGATCAAGGTACCCGTGCCTACCTTGCGGTGC